TTGACCCTCAGACAAAATCGTTTTCAGTTTTTCTCGGATGGAATACAGGCACGCATCATCAATCGCCGCCAGGAACACATCGACGTCCTGTGGGTTGTACTCGTCCTGCATTAGTTTGCTTGCAATCTCGTCGATTGCCGCATCTTTGTCGGCCTGCTCCTGATACGGAGCCTCCAGCCAATTGTCGTACGCTCTACCAAATTTTGTCATGATTACACCCTTTCATCAATTGCCACAAAGTCGTGGTAGATGTATTATACGCACATTTTGAGGAGTATGACAAGTGCTAAATTTGACTCTTCCGTTCCCCCCTAGCGTAAACACCTACTGGGGATTTTTAGGATCGCGCCGTTTTTTGACTGCAAAGGCGCGTGCGTTCAAAAGCAACGTCGAGGCGGCGTTCATACTTTCCGAGCATAAAGGTTTTGGCGACGCCAGGATCAACCTTGTCGTTTTCTTACACGCCCCAGATAAACGTGCCAGGGACATTGACAACATTGCAAAACCCTTGCTGGACGCACTTACCCAGGCGCGTGTATTCAACGACGACAGTCAGGTTGACCGGCTTTTGATCGTGCGCCGCGAGATCAAAAAAGGCGGCGAATGTCGGGTTGTAATAGATTCACCCATTTCGTAGAACATTGTGCTATCATACATCTGCGATTTGGGACACGGCTACCTTTAGCGGGGGAAAAGGCGATTCGTTACCGCCCTGCCGTTGTTCTCTTTGTAACGACAACCAAGAACGTGAGGTTTCATGCACTATTACCAGTTCAACATTGGCGACTATGCTTCCCATACGCGCCATCTCGACTTGTTGGAGGACTTGGCATATCGCCGAATCCTTGACTTGTATTACCTACACGAACGCCCGTTGAACGGCGACGCAACATTCGTTGCCAAGCAAATTGGCATGAAGGATCAAGCGGCGATTGTTCGTGATGTGCTCAACGAGTTTTTTGAAAAAACCGACGACGGGTACGTCAACAGCAGGGCAGACAAAGAGATTGCCCATTACCACTCGAAAATTGAACAAGCGTCACGCGCAGGTAAGGCGTCTGCCGAACGTAGGTTGAACGCCCGTTCAACGGACGAGCAACCAAACATAAACCAAGAACCAATAACCAATAAACAAGAAACAAAGAAAAGACAGCGTACCGCTGTCGTGTGTCCGTCTGACGTCGATCAACAGGTTTGGGCCGATTGGATGCAGGTCAGGAAAGCCAAACGCGCACCGATCACTCAAACCAGCCTTGATGAAGTCAAGCGGCAAGCCGACAAAGCGGGTCTGACCCTTACCCAAGCAATCCAGGAATGCGTAAACCGGGGCTGGCAAGGTTTTAAGGCCGATTGGCTATCTACTCCCAAGAAAACCGCAAACGCCTTTCCTGAGCGCAATTTGGCGGCGGCTCGGGCCATCTTCGGAGACGAAAGGAATCTGACAAATGATTCAAGCATCATCGAATCAGTCCCGGCGATTACCCGATAACTGGGTGCAACGCATCTTTGCCACCATGCAAGGCAACTACGGTTCGAGATTCCTCAATATGTGGAAAACGGGCCAAATCCTCCCAGACGGCAATGACGCAGGCATCGTCAACGCCATGAACCACTGGGCAGAAAAACTAGGCGGCTGGCACGACTCACCAGACACCATTCGGCAAGTGCTGGAAAACCTACCAACAGAGCCTCCCACCCTTCCGCAGTTCGTGCAGATGCTCAGACAGTCATATCGGCCACCATCAGTGCAAGCCCTTGAGCGCAAATGGACGCAGGCAGAACTCGACCAGAACCGCCAGCGCATCCGTGAAATTTTTGCAACTCTTAACCTAAAGGCAAAAAAGTGAAAACCATCAAACTAGCGTATTGCGACTACATAGCCCACCTGATCCAGAAAAATTTGCTCACAAACGATAGCGAGCAAATACTTAACGAGGTCGGGCGAATTCAATTTCACCTTGGCGTAAATGACGAATTTGCCAGCACCATGAAAACCATAGACGTACTCGATATGCAGGGCAAAGCCTACCGCATCACAATTCAGGAACTATGACCATGAAAACATACGACACCACACGAACACGCAAACCCAAAAAACAAAAGCAAATTGCAAATTGGCCTTTTCCACCAGTCACAGGCCCAGTGCCATGGACACGCAAGCAAATCAAAGAATACGAACTGCAAAAACTTAACCAAGTTGAGGACGCACCGATATGACGCCATTAGTTTGCAAAGCGGTAAAGTTTGCTCCAGAACCCGAAACAGCACTATGGTTTGATGTTGGACAAATGGAGTCTGCATTAGACACTAAAGTGCCAGCCGAATTTTTAATGAACTTGCCATCAAAAAGAACCGGGATTGTTGGCCTAGATACGCAGGGAAAAGATTTTGCCCTATGGCTAACCAAAGGCAACGATTCTGTAACAGTCGGCGGTTGTTCTATGTGGCATGGCGGCAAATACTTTACGCCCTATGCCTATGTTTCTACCAGCGATGGGTTCAGAATTTATCAAAAAAACGAACAAATTAGTCTTGAAGATGTAAAACCAGTCCACCGAATGGTGCTCGCCGTATTGATAAAACTTGCTAAACAGTCCCAGGGTTATCGCCCTACTCCAAAGCGCACATTTATAAATCAAAAACGACAATTAAAAGGCAAACCAGCAATATCTTTTGATTGGCACACAGTAGAAATAGAACCACCAAAATTAAAAAATGACTATCAAGGCGGCACACACGCCAGCCCACGCCGTCATCAAGTACGTGGACATTGGCGCACCTACAAATCAGGCAAACGTGGGTGGGTAAACGAATGCTGGAAGGGTGATGCAACCAAAGGGACTGTATTTAAAGATTATCAAATTAAAGGAAAGAATACATGACAGGCTGGAAAAAACGAATCATTGCCGACAAACAAAACGAACAAATGACAGCAAAAAAACCATTTTGCCAAGTCTGTCGAATACGCGAAGCCGACACCCAGGTTCGTACCAGCGATGGCAGAAAAATGTGGCGTTGCATCACCTGCGCCGAACTAAAAAACCGCACCGGATTTACTCTGAAAGGCAAAAAATGACAGAGCACGATATTTCGCCATTCCAAGCACTCGATTTCATACGAGACAACGCCAAAAAATTAGGTGTACTCAAAGGCCGCATGGTTTACATGACCGAAAAGCGCAAAACCATCAAAGCGATGCTGATGGCGCAGTCGTCAGAAAAAACAGAGTCTGCCAAAGAGACGTTTGCCTATTCGCACCCAGACTACAAAGCCCACCTCGAAGAGTTATCAGACGCAGTTGCCGACTACGAAACAATGCGGATTCTTATGGTCGCCGCCGAAGCAAAAATCGAAGTTTGGCGCAGTCTCGAATCATCAGCCAGAGCCGAAGGGAAAGCCACGCAATGATCGATCACAATCGTCGTTTTCTCGACCAGCCCATTACGCCATCCGAATACGCAATCTGCCATTTTATTGGACAACTCAGGTACAAAGAAACAAGCAAACACGGCACAGAGCGTCGCCAGGATCAAAGCCTTGATTCGATGCAAATGTCCATTGACGGAGTTATTACCGAATACGCAGTCGCCAAAGCCCTCGGCCTATTCTTTGACATAAACTGCGAATATCGCAAGTTCGGCGCGGATCTTGTCAGCAAAAAAGGCAACCTGATAGACGTCAAATCTACCAAGCAACCTGGGGGAAACCTTAACGCCGTTGGATGGTCTGGTGGAAAGCCCGTTGACGTTTTTGTCTTAACCGAAATTCGGCCAACTCACGTTCGGCTCGTGGGCTGGATAGACCGAGAGACATTCCTTCAGGACGATAACATTCGGGACGTAGGTAACGGTCCTTTTTATTCTCTGCCACAATCTTCGCTTCGACCATTTGATGAATATCTCTACAAAAAAACATTATGAAGCAGTCGCCGATCTGGGTTGCATCCTATGCTACTACCTCGGGAACCCAGGAACGCCCTGCGAAATTCACCACATTAGACGTCTTGGTGGCAAACGTGACAACGCACCCGTCATTGGACTTTGCCCTGAACATCACCGAGGCAATACGGGTATACACGGCCTCGGAAACAAAGGTTTTGTTAAAC